GTATCATGCGCCATAGGGTGAGGGACAGCCGACACAATAGCGGAGCGCCCCGTAATTCCCAAGCCACGCGCCCCCGGTAACGGAACTGAGGATCGGGCGCGGAAGAATGCTATTCACACAACAGCACAGGAACGCCAGAGGGCGTTAAGCGTTATGCCATCAGGACGGCCAAGCGATTACACGCAGGAACAGGAATTTCCCGTGTATAAAACCGTTTTTGTTGCGGATTTAATCCCATACGCAAGGAACAGCAGGACGCACAGCGATGCACAAGTCGCCAAGATAGCAGCCAGCATCAGGGAGTTCGGGTTCCTTAATCCGATCATCGCAGACGGGGAAAACGGCATCATCGCAGGGCATGGCCGCGTCCTGGCAGCGCAAAAGATGGGGCTAAGCAAGATCCCGGTGATCGAGGCGGGGCACCTTACGGAAGCGCAGAAGCGGGCGTATGTAATCGCGGACAACCGGCTGGCGCTGGACGCAGGCTGGGACAACGACCTGCTAAAGATCGAACTGCAAGACCTGGAGGCGGATGGCTTTGACCTGTCGCTGACGGGCTTTGATGTTGACGAGATCGGCGCATTCCTCGCTGAAGAACCAACCGAAGGGCTGACCGACGAGGACGCGGTGCCGGAAGCGCCGGAGCAGCCCGTCACGGTTGAGGGCGATGTGTGGGTTCTGGGGCGGCATCGGCTGATGTGCGGGGATAGCACGAGCATTGATGCGGTGGAGCGGCTGATGGGGGGTAGCGTGCCTAACGCAATCATTACCGACCCGCCTTACGGCATCGGCATTGACGGACAGAAAAAATCGGTCAGCGCAAACCCTAAGCACAACCGCAAGCATCACGAAAAAAAGGGCTGGGACTACGAGAGGCCCGACGCTTCAATATTTAACTACATCGTCGCTCTTGGCGTCCCTGCGGTTATTTGGGGCGGCAATTATTTCGCAGACCTTCTCCCCGCCACGCGCGGGTGGCTTTACTGGAGCAAGGGGCAAGACGGGCTGACGATGAGCGACGGCGAACTTGCGTGGACGACGGAAGACCGCCCGCTTCGTAGCAAGACGGTCAACAGAGCGGCTCTAAAGGGAAGCGTTCACCCGACGCAAAAGCCAACAGAAATCATAGAGTTTTCGGTGGAATATCTTTCTGCTCCGCAGAATGGCGCGGTCTTGGACCTGTTTGCAGGAAGCGGCACGCTTTGCATCGTGTGTGAGAAAACGAACCGGCGCGCTTTCCTGATGGAGCGGGACGCAGGCTACTGCGACGTCATCATCAAGCGGTGGCAGGACTTCACAGGCCAACAAGCCACACTAGAGGCAACAGGCCAGACATATGAGGAACTGGAGGCAGAGCGATGCAGCGCCGCAGCGTAAGCCTCATTGAAGCAGCCGCGAACACCGCGCTAGGCTTTGTCGTTTCCCTGGCCCTGACATTCACGGTCCTGCCAGCATTCGGCTACGCAGTCACCGCGCCTGACGCTTGGGGCATCACAGCGATCTATACAACCGCGTCGGTCGTCCGCAGCTATGCCGTTCGGAGGCTGTTCAATGCCTAAACGCACCAAGCCGCCACATGAACCGACAGCAGAAACCAAGCAACTTGTCCAGCTTCATGCGACCATCGGCACGCCGCAAGAAGACATAGCCAGGGTGTTGGGTATCGACCCAAAGACGCTGCGCAAGTACTACCGGGATGAATTGGACCTAGCCAGCGCCAAGGCAAACGCTACCATTGGTGGCGCACTGTTCAACAAGGCTAAAGGCGGCGATACTGCGGCAATGATCTTCTGGATGAAGACACGGGCAGGCTGGCGTGAAAAGCAGGAGCTTGATCTAACGTCCAGCGACGGCAGCATGACGCCGAAAGACAGCGGGGCCGCAATCCTTGAGGCGCTCAACCGGAAACATGCTGACACCTGATGAGATTGCCACCTTACGCACTGACCTTCTGGCATTCACATGCCATATGCACCAAGCGCGCAAGGGATCGGCTTTCAAGCGTAATCGCCACCAAGACGAGATCGCCACGGCGCTGGAACGGGTTGTCATAGGCAAGACAAAGCGGCTGATTATCAACGTTCCGCCCCGATCCGGGAAAACGGAATTGGCGGTCAAGAACTTTATCGCATGGTGCATGGGCAACTTCCCGGATTGCGAATTCATCCATGCCAGCTATTCAAAGCGGCTGGCGACCACAAACACATGGGAAACGCGGGCCATCATGCAGCATGAGGCTTTCGCGGAAATCTTTGGCCCGGTGCAGTTTCGCCAGGACAGCAACGCCAAGGATGAATTCAGGACCGCAACGGGCGGGATTGTTTATTCTACGGGGGCAGACGGGACGATNACCGGCTACGGGGCCGGGAAAATGCGGGACACGTTCGGNGGCGCTATCGTGATCGACGANCCGCATAAGGCGGGTGAGGCGACNAGCGACACGATGCGCGAGAATGTGATTGACTGGTTTTCCACCACTATGGAAAGCCGGTTGAACACGCGNGACACGCCGATCATTGTCATNATGCAGCGGCTGCATGAGCGCGACCTAAGCGGGTGGCTTCTGGACGGCGGCAACGGCGAGGAATGGGAACACCTNAACATTCCGGCGGTTGACGCTGACGACCTATCATTNTGGCCTGACCAATTCAGCCGGGATGATCTGCGCCGGATGGAAGCGGCCAACGCCTANGTNTATGCNGGCCAATACATGCAACGCCCTGCGCCTATTGGNGGCGGGCTGTTCAAGGATGAATGGTGGCGAACCTATGTCGAGCCGCCGCGCATTGTCTGGCGCGCTATATACGTGGACACGGCGCAGAAAACCAAAGAAGCGAACGACTACACGGTTTTGCAATGCTGGGGCCGGTCTGAGGGCGGGCAGGCGGTTTTGCTTGACCAGCTTCGCGGCAAATGGGAAGCGCCTGACCTGCTAACGCAAGCGCGGGCATTCTGGAACAAGCACAAGGCCATGACCGGGCGCGGGACGCTGCGCAAGATGGAAGTGGAAGACAAGGTTAGCGGAACGGGGCTAATCCAGACGCTCAAGCGCGAGGGCATCCCGGTCATTGCCCTTCAACGCAACATTGACAAGGTGACGAGGGCAATGGACGCCGCGCCCATGATCGAAAGCGGCAACGTGCTTATCCCGCGTGACGCGCCGTGGCTGTCTTCGTACCTCGCAGAATTCACGCAGTTTCCGAACGCTGCACATGATGACCAAGTAGACCCGACGATTGACGCGATATGCGACATTCTCGGGCCAGCAGCCGCCCCGCGACTTCGGGCGCTGTAAGGGGCCGCTTATGAAGCTATTTGACGCATTCCGCCGCGCGGAAACAAAGGAAAGCGCTGTCGCGGCAACGATGGTTCTCTCGCCGGGGCAAGCCGTCTGGACGCCACGCGATTACACCAGCTTCGCCAAAGAGGCATATGTTCGCAATGTCGTCGCCTATCAGTGCATCAATAAGATCGGTGAGGCGGTTGGATCGGTAAAGTGGTCAGCATGGCGCGGGGAAACGGAAGTGACGGAAACGCCGTTTCTGGACCTGATCGCCCGCCCGAACCCAAAGCAGACAACCGCTTCCTACCTCATGGAGCGCGTCGGCTATGAGATGATTGCCGGTAATGCGTATCAAGAGCGCGTGACGGTCGGGCAGGAGCCGAAGGAGCTATACAACCTGCGCCCGGATCGCATGAAAGTCATTCCCGACGCGAACGGCCATGTGAGGCAATACGAATACGCTGTTGGTGGTCGCAAGGTTCGGTTTGACGTTGACGAAGCTGGTGATGCCGACATTTGGCATTCTAAGCTATTCAACCCTGTCAATGACTGGTACGGGCTTTCGCCGGTTGAGGCCGGTGCGTATGGCGTCGATCAGCACAATGAGGCTATGGCTTGGGTGCAGGCTCTATTGCAGAACAGCGCGCGGCCAAGTGGGGCACTGAAATCAGAGGAAGAACTGTCCGACGATCAATTCGCCCGCCTGAAAGCGCAGATCGAAGAACAATATACGGGGGCCAAGAACGGCGGTCGCCCGATGTTGCTGGAAAGCGGGCTTGATTGGGTTGGCATGGGGTTTTCCCCGGCTGATATGGAAATCATCGAAACGAAGAACAGCGCGGCGCGTGATATTGCTCTGGCGTTTGGCGTTCCGCCGATGATGCTTGGTATTCCAGGCGATAACACCTACTCGAACTATCAGGAGGCCCGCCTCGCCTTCTGGGAGGATACGGTTATCCCGCTGACTACGCGGGTCGCTGATGAATGGACAATCTGGCTTGGCCCTAAGTTTGGTGACCTGGAGGTAAGGCCAGAACTGGATCAAATCCCGGCCATTGCGGCCAAAAAGCAAACGCTATTCGAGATCGCCGGAAAGGCCATGTTCCTGACGGTTGATGAACAGCGTGAGCTTGTCGGGTATGGCCCGCTTGATGGTGGTCAGGGCAATCAGCTACCGCAGCGCGCCCCTGTGCAGACGGAACCGGACGCCAAAACCATTGCGGCGGTATTGGGCTACAAATGACACCGCAGGACGAGCGGAACCGTCAGAACCGCATTCTTGACGCGGCAGAACGGAAATACGCGGCGCGTTACAGGTCCGTTATGGACGGCGCGTCACAAAGGATGATTGCGGAATACATGCGGACGGGTTCCGCGCCACAAATGCCGGATGACTTCGAGCGCAGGCTTGCCGATGCGTTCTTGGGCGTCGCGGGGGACATGATGGGCGCTTTCGGCGTTCATGAAATGAAGTCGGCACCGCCACTTGAGAAAAAGAGTTGGGCCGAGTTCTTTCAGCAACTGGCGATTGAGTATCTGCAAGAGGAAGCCATCAGGCGGCGGATTGTGGGCATCACAGAAACCACGCGGCGCTTGATCATCAACCTGATCACCATTGGGCAGGACCAAGGGGAAGGCGTTGACCAGATCGGGCGGCGGTTGACGGATGTTATGCCCGCCATGACCCGCTATCGCGCCAACCTGATCGCCAGGACGGAAACGCACGGCGCGGCGAACTACGGCGCATGGCGCACTTCTCAGGCAATCGGAACGCGCCGGACGCGCGAATGGATTTCGACAGAGGACGCAAGAACGCGAGATTTTGGCGAGGCAGACGCCGAAGTTGATGAGTTCAATCATCGCGTGATGAACGGGCGACGGGAAGACGGCAACGGGCTGTTTCAAGTCCCCCATAAAAACGGCGGCACAGAAGCGTTGCGCTTTCCCGGCGATCCAAACGCCAGCCCCGGCAATACAATCAACTGCCGTTGCGCAGTTGCATACGTGAGGCGGTAATATGGAACACAAAGACATCTCATTCGAGATCAAGAAAGAGCCGGATGCGGATGGCGTGTTTGAAGGCTATGCCAGCACGTTCGGCAACATCGACAACGGCATGGATATCGTGGCGCGCGGTGCATTCCAGAAATCGCTTGGGGGCCGCAAGGTTCGGATGCTCTGGCAGCATGATAAAGACCAGCCTATCGGTGTGTGGGATAGCATCGAGGAAACCGAGCGCGGGCTTTACGTAAAAGGCCGGATTTCCAAGGAAGTGCAGAAGGGCCGCGAAGCCATGGCGCTCATGCGCATGGGCGCGCTGGACAGCATGTCTATCGGGTTTGTTACCAAGCAGGCCAGTCAGGAAGGCAACGGAAGCGTCCGCCGTCTTGACGAGGTGGACCTGTACGAGATTTCGCTTGTCACGTTCCCGATGAACGAGAAAGCGACCGTCACGGACGTAAAGTCCCTGACCACAGAAAGAGAATTCGAGCGGTTCCTGCGGGATGCAGGATACAGCCGGAAGGAGGCCACGGCCATCGCGCTGCACGGCTTCAAGGGCCTAACCGACACGCGGGATGCTGTGGCGGATGAGGCGGCAAGCGAGGGCGTCAAAACCCTCATGACCCAAATCAATCAGCTACAGGAGACACTGAAAAATGGCTGAGATTGAAATCAAGCAGGTGAACGATGCTATCGGGAACCTGAATTCGGCGTTCGAGGAATTCAAGCGCACGAATGACGAACGCCTCAAGGAGATCGAGGCAAAGGGCGCGGCTGACCCCGTGACCGAGGAAAAGCTGTCCAAGATCGACGCGGACATTGCAAAGGCCAATGAGATTGCCGAACAGGCTGTTCTCGCGGTCAAGCGGTCGCAGCGTGTCATCACCGACGAAAAGGGCGAGAAGATCGACCTTGACGCCAAAGCGTTCAACTGGGCGGCAACGCTTGGCAAGCGTCGTGGCACGATGGTGCAGGACTACAGTGCTTCCAACATGGACGAATACAAGTCCGCGTTCGGCAAGTATCTGCGCCACGATGACAAGATGCTGGACGGTGCCGAAGTCAAGGCGCTTTCGGTCGGTTCCGACCCCGATGGCGGCTACGTCGTTCACCCGGACATGAATGGCCGCGTGGTCCAACGTATCTTCGACACCTCGCCCATGCGCGCCTATGCGTCTGTGCAGGTGATTTCGACCGATGCGCTTGAAGGGCTGCACGATGTTGACGAGGCGGCGGCTTCGTGGGTTGAGGAAACCGGCTCGCGCGCCGAAACCAATACCCCGGAACTGAAGCGCTGGCGCATCCCGACCCATGAGATGTATGCCAACCCGGCGGCAACTCAGAAGATCCTGGATGATGCCGAGATTAACATGGAACAATGGCTTGCCGACAAGGTTGGCGACAAGTTCGCCCGCACCGAGGCAACCGCCTTTGTGACCGGCACCGGCGTTGGTCGCCCGCGTGGTTTCCTTGACTATGGCGATTGGACCACGGCAGGCACTTACCAGCTTGGCGCAATCGAGCAGTTTGATACCGGCGTCAACGGCGGCTTCACCGCTGCCCCGGCTGGTGGTGACACCCTGCTTGACGCGCTGTATGCGCTGAAACAGCAGTATCGGAACAATGCAACGTGGTTCATGAACCGCAGCACCATGTCCGAAGTGCGGCAACTGAAAGACAGCGACGGGGCCTATATCTGGTCGCCCGGTATCGCTGCCGGTCAGCCTGCATCGCTGCTTGGCTATCCGGTTGCCACCTTCGAGGACATGCCCGATCTTGCGACCGGTTCCCTGTCCATTGCTGTGGGCGACATGCGCGCGGCTTACCAGATCGTTGATCGCATGGGTATTCGCGTTCTGCGCGACCCCTACTCGAACAAGCCTTACGTTCATTTCTACTCGACCAAGCGTGTCGGTGGTGACGTGGTGGACTTCGACGCGCTCAAGATCATCAACTTCAAATCGTAAGGGGCTGACCAATGCGTGATCTTCACAATAACATCAACGTTGTCACCTGCATCGCACCTGTTGCGGTTGGCACGACCGGCACCGGCCAGACCGGTTCCATCATTGACCGCAAGGGATATGACAGCGTGGAATTCGTGCTGCACTACGGGGCCATCACGGCCACGGCGGCAACCTTCACGCCGACCATCCTGCACGGTGATGCGACCGGTTCCATGGCATCTGCTGCGGCTGCTGATCTTCTCGGCACCGAAGCGGCTGCGGGACTTGCGGCTGCTACCCGCGTTGACGGCTCGACCGAAAAGGTAGCCAAGCGGATCGGCTACATCGGCGGCAAGCGCTATGTGCAAGCCAAGATCGTTTCGACGGCAACGGCTGGCACCCCGGTTTCGGCTGCTGCCGTTCTGGGCAATGCGCACCGCGCACCTGTAGCGACCTAAGACAATTCGGGCGGGCTGTCATGGCCCGCCCTTCACCTGCTGCCTTGGGAGTCGGCATGTATCATCCAGATTTATTGAGCGGTGAGCGGCAAGTTGCCCCGACCCGCGACGGCATCCGTGCCGATCACGTTGCCCGTTATGAATGGGCGGCAAAACACATTGCCAAAGGGGCAAGGGTTCTNGACGCCGCGTGTGGCGTTGGATATGGGGCCGCATTGNTGGCAGAGGGCCGCGACGTTGTNGCGGTAGACGTGAATGANGAGGCGCTGAAATACGCGCGCCAATACTATCCCGGCCCGTCCTACTCCCAAACCGATCTATCGGAGGGCGCGCCGGGGGGCGAGTTTGACGCGGCGGTGTGCTTTGAGACAATCGAACACATTGCCGATCCTCGCCCACTACTGACGGGCATTGATGCACAGGAGCTTTATGCCAGCGTCCCGAATGAAGCGCATTTCCCATATGAGGACAGGATTGCGTTTCATCATCGGCACTACACGGAAAGCGATTTCCGCAAGCTGCTGACCGATTGCGGCTGGAAGGTGCGCGATATGGCGCACCAGGAAGGGCCTGAAAGCGGCGTTGGTGACAGGCCGGGTCGAACATTGGTCGCACGGTGTGAGCGTGACCCGCTCCACAAGTTGCGCGGCAAGCATGTGTCGATCCTTGGCATGGGGCCAAGCATTGACGACTTCACCGACTTCGCCAAGCGGTTCGGCGGGTCGCATTCGTTCTGTGATGAGGTTTGGGGCATCAATAACGTGGGCGGTGTGTTCCAGTGCGATCGCGTGTTTCATATGGATGATGTTCGGGTGCAAGAGCGCAGGGCAGAGGCGCAACCCAAAAGCAACATCGCCAATATGCTGAAATGGATGCGGGGGCATTCGGGACCGATCTACACCAGCCACATTGAACCGGGATATCCGGGCCTTGTGCCGTATCCGGTGCAGGACGTGGTGCAAGACCTTGGCATGGTGTATTTCAACAGCACGGTTGCTTGGGCCGTTGCCTTTGCCATCCACGCGCGTGTCGGCGTCATTAGCCTGTTCGGTTTGGATTTCAGCTACCAGCACAGCCACAAGGCGGAACGCGGGCGGGCATGTGTGGAGTTCTGGCTGGCGGCGGCACGGGCGCGGGGCATCAAGATCAACGTGTCCGCAAACACAAGCCTTCTGGACGCTTGTGAAGACCCTGACAGCAAGCTTTACGGCTTTGACGGGTACAAGGTGAATGTTGCTGACAACGGGGAAGTGACGTTTGAGCCGCGCGACCTGCCGACAGCGCAGGAAGTCGAGGCGCGGTATAACCACGACCAGCCGTCCAGCTATCACGTAAGACAGGGCATTGCATAATATCAGCATGTCCATCCAAGGAGGCCGCAAAGATGGCGCAAAACACCTCGATTGAACTGACTGCGAACACATGGACGCAATTGACGGATGCGAATGTCACGTCGATTACGTTTCAAAATGGCTGCTCTAATTCTGTGCTTATCAAGGGCACGACAAGCGCAGTTGCACCGACTGATGACGCCGGCAGCATTTCATACGCGCCGGGGCAAGGCGAACTAAACACGGCGCTTGCTGATCTGTTCCCCGGCATTTCTGCGGTGCGCGTGTATGCCTACAGCGATGTAAACGGCGAAGTTATGGTGTCTCATGCGTAACGTCGTTTCGCCCCTCAGCGGCATTCGTTCGCCGTTCGGCGGGCGTTCCGATCTATACAAGACTGCAGGGTTTCGGCCTGAGTTCGTGGCGGATTTCGGTGGTGAATACTACCGCGCGAACCTGGCTCGCTCGACCTTTGCCGACACGCTGACCCACGCAGCCACCAGCAACGCCACGATGGTTGACAGTGACGGGCTGCTCAAATGGCGTCCACATAATATCTTTAACTATTCCGATGGTTCCCAAGCGCAACTGCTTGGCACTGATACAACTGACGCCGCAACACCTATAAATGGTTTTTCAAACTCTTTGTATTTTGATGGTGATGGAAATCTAAGCTTGAAATATTGGTCGGGAATACCCAGCGGTGTTTTGCTAACTTTGTCAGCATACATTGAATTGGATAACGGTGCGGAACCAACATTCCCATCCCAAGCCGGCGCCCCTTTTGCTTTTGTCGTTGGGGGCGTCTCACCCGCATACGCCTCTGGATATACGGTTACTAACGTAACTGGAAATATATATCAAGTTTCGACGACAATGGTTTCTGGCACTTCTGGGCAGGCCGGAATTATTCAGCACACAAACCAAACTATTCCGTTCAAAGTAACTCGCTGGCAATGCTACCGCTCCGACCTCGGCGGCATGGTCAACAATCCAGATCGCGGCGACAGCTACGTTCCCACGACTTCTGCTGCTGTGTACATGCCCCGGCGTGGCCATCACATCTGGGACGGCTCTGCATGGGTGGACGCGGGCTACCTGCATGAGAGCGAAGCCCGGACGAACCTTGACGCAGATAGCAATAATGTTGGGGCATGGACAAAAAATAACATCTCTTCGGTGACGCAAGATCGGACTGGGCGTGATGGACTTACTTCAGCTTGGTCGATAATTCCTACCACAGCATCAGGTAGCCACTATGTCTATAAATCAGTAACGCTCCCGGCGGGGGAATCTGTGTGGGCGGTAGACTTGGAGTATAGCGGGCACAGATGGGCAATCCTTCGTTTGTTTGATGGTGTGTCTGCGTATTATCTGTCTGTTGACTTATTGAATGGGGTAGCCGGAGCGGTCACTGCTGGGGCGCTTTATGGTGTCACTAAGATGGGGTCGTTTGTCAGGGCGTATGTTGGCGGCACGTTTTCAGGTGGCGCTGGGAATATGATCGTGGGGTTGAACAACTCCGACTCAGCCTTTTTCGTTAGTTGGACCCCAGTAGGAAGCGAAGTAATCGCCGTTGCATTTTCCCAACCCGAAGCAGGCTCCACACCTTCCAGCTACATCCCCACCAACGGCGCAGCAGCAACCCGCGCAGCCGAGACGCTGACCGCTCCGAGTGCTAACTTGCCTTGGCCCACGCCACAGGTGATCGGTGATGAGTTGGTGACCAACGGTACGTTTGATACGGATACGACTGGGTGGGCTGCTGCCGACGCAGCTAGGGGTGCAGTATCTTGGGAGACTGGTACGATCAAGATTGACAACTCTCTGGCACCTTTCAACGGAGGCGTTCAGGGTATCACGACAGAGATTGGGGCTATTTACCAGCTAAGCGCAGAGGTGATCGAACGCAGCGGAACATCTGGCGAAGTCTTAGCCGTGTCAAATAACAGCAATGGTGCGGCGGCTTACGTGGCCGAAGCTGTGACGGACACGGGGGAGATTTCCTTGTTGTTCGTGGCGACCGCGACGACTACTTATGTGGTGCTTGGTGCTGGTAATGGTAACACATCCTCTTACAACCGGTGGGACAACATCTCCGTCAAAGAGATCAACCCTCTCGCCGTGTCCATCCAAATGGAAGGGAAGGTTACGTATGCTGATGAGAATGCCTACAACACCCGCATCTTTACGGAGTGGAGAGCCGACAACAACAACGCAATAAATTTGAAGCTGGACACGGTATCTGGCACTGGGGACGCGTATTTTGTGCAGGGCGCAAGCGGGACTTTTGACGCTAGGCAGAAAACGTCTGCGTATGCTCCCGGCGTCCTAATCCCGTTCAACATCGCCTCGCGTCACGGGTCTACCTTCATCAACGGCGCAGTGGATGGCACAGCCCTGACAGAAGACACAACGCCCGTGGCTCTACCTGACCTGTCCTCTACCGATCTGGAAATTGGCTTTGACTTCATGGGGACAATCAAGACCCTGCGCATCTGGGCAACCGATATTGGTGACACTGGTATCGCGGAGGCAAGCACATGAGCCACAACCTCGGAACCGAAGAAAACCCTATCCTTGTTCTGGTACACTACTCCGGCGGAATGCTGGATGCAGTTGTCAGAGCCACTGATGAGGCTACGTTTGAAGCAGCTGCACGGTGGGCAGAACTCAAGTATGAGGTCACAGAGACCGTCACAGACCCGGAGACTGGCGAAACCACCGAACAAGGCACAGGTGAGTGGGCAACAGCAAAGGGCGTCCATATCAGCCCCCTCGGACCTGTGGTGATCACTCCGGGCACCTATGACGAAGACGGTACTGAACTCACTGCCCCTGTCATGGATAACCGCTACCACGTCAACATCCGCCTGACTGATCCTGCCCTATCCCGTGTGGATGAATACGGCGTTCTCAAGTGGGAAAAGTGGGCGATGGCTTGGAGCCTTGGCGGTGCAGATGACATGCAGATCAATGCCAATGAAGTCGGGAAAGTGATGCAGGGCGTGTCGCTGATTGATCCCGATACGATTGCCAGCCCTGCGCTGGTTTGGCTATAATTGCGGCGGGTAATGGAGGGCATTGCATGACACGAGCCAAAATCACAAAGCGAGAGGGTTACAAGTGCGCGCCAAAAGGTGCCATTGTTGAGACCTTTTCATTCGGCACCATTGTCACGGGGCAGGTTGCGGAGTGGGCGCTTGCAGATCGCGCGGCGTCGGCAATGTTCGATCCCCGCGAGGAAACGAAGATCGTGACCCCAACTGAAACCAAGGCTGCGCCGAAAAAGCGCGGTCGCCCAAAGAAGGTTGCTAAGTAATGGCACTTTCCGCGCCTATCATGCTGCATCAATACCGTGGGCATGTGCAAACCGCTGCCCCGGCTGCGGAACCAGTCACGGCGGCTGAATTGCGCGACTATTTGCGCGAGGATGCAACTGGCCTGCCCGATGCTGATGCGAACGAGCTTGTGGCTGAGGCGCGCGAGGCCATTGAAAACACCTATGCCGTTGCGATGATCGACCA